ATTCTGAAAAAGATTGAGGATACATACGATGTGAAATATAATCAGCTTATTTTTTGCCCGAAAATAACGAAGAAAGACCAGTAAAAAGATAAGGACGCAAGCTAAGAGGGAGGTGAGGGAAGTGGAGCAGACAAGTGAACGCATAAACGAAATAGAACAAAAAATAACCGTTCTTACAAAAATAATTGAAGAACGGTTTGAGATTAAAATCGATTTTCGGAATGATGTAGAGAAATTTATAGATGACTTTTTGGATGAAAATTAGTCTTTATCTGCAAGAAATTCATCGATAAAGTCTTCTACATTTGGGTGCTGTCTGGATGCTAAATTGGACAATCTAACCAATTCTGTCTGGAATTGATATTGCGCGTTTAGCGGAGCCTTTACATGGGCATCTAGCGTAGGAAAAGCAAATAGCAGAATTTCCGGTTCGACATTAAGTAGAACAAAGTAACCATCTTTGTATTCTGCATAAAATGAAAGATCCATATCAAAATGATTCGGATCGAGAAAGTAATCTGAATTTACTGTGGCAATATGGGTTGAAAGGTTTTTTAATTTTGGGAATCCCACAAGATATTCCCAAAGAATCTTCTTATCTTTAGTTCTTTGGATTAAAGAGTGAATAAGGTTTTCAATATTTGCCATGATGATCCTCCTTTATGCGCAAGTGACCAATAAAGTAATCAAGATACGTACATATTTTATCAGTATTCTTGGTTTTCTTTTTTAGCTCATGCTTTAGTAATAAAAAAGTCAATTTTTCTCGCAAAGAGAATAGTGAGTGAAATTCTTTCTCAACGCGATAAATGTCCTCTAAGATTCTATGGAATAAACTGCTGGAGTTGTCACCGTCTATCAGGATACTTTCTTTAAAACCTGAAAAACGATCAGCATAGAGTTTGCTGTTGGTGTTGTAGACCTCTTGTTGAGATATTATTTTCAAGGTTTTATTGATAGAGTGAGATTTTATAAGTAACCAGACAGATAGCATAAATCCGAGGAAACTTGAAAGTGAAACAACAAAAATAAAGATGGGATTTGAATTCAATGAAGTTAGCCACTCAATAATAAAATCGCCCCCTTTTCGAGAGAATTATAGCATAAATGGGCGGAAAATGGAAGATTCTGAAAGATAAGAAAAGAGGTGTTCTTATGGAGCCGATGCTTTACACAGTAAAGGAAGTTGCGCAGATTCTGAAATGCAACGCGACCAGAGTATATGGTCTGAAGGATGCGGGGCTGCTGCCGTTTCTCAAGCTGGGGCAGCTGAAATGCCGCAGAGAAGCGGTGGAGGAATTCCTGCGGAAGTATGAGGGCTACGATGTGTCCGACCCGAACAACATCGTTCCTCTGGAGACAGGGGTGGCGGAATGAAGGGCGGAATGAAGCGCAGCGGCGCAACTCTGGAGGAAATGAAGCAGGCGTTGGAAGGAAAGCTGTATATCGGGAAAAAGATTAAGAAAATCGTGTGTTTCCGAGAGAGCAGCACAGGACCAATGCAAAAAGATAAGAAAACAGGAACGGTCACAGGGATGTATCCATTTGTGTTTACGGTGGATTTTGGAAAATACACAGAATCATTCAGATACGGACAGTTTTTCGAGGAAGGGAGCGAGGTGGTTAAGTTATGAAAAGTAAATGGAAACGGCAGTTTTTCTACCTGCGGCGTGGCTTGATTCGGTGGGCGGTGGTATTCTTCGGGACGCTACTGGCGCAATGCGGCTTGGTGTACGTTCTGGAGAGTGCGGACGGACGAATGATATTTTATCTGATTTCCGGCACGATGATTGCCTTTGCAATCGGAAATGTATTTTATGGCAGGGAATTGCCTAAGAAATAAAAACGTCCCCAGAGGTGTTGGCGCACCGTTTCGGGGACAAAGAAATAATACATACAACCAAAATACCAGAAAGTGAGGAAAAAATCAATGAGAGATACAAATTTAACACCCGAAAACGATATGCAGGAGCTGTGGGAGCTGAACGGCAGGGTTAAGGCGGTTGTGGCGTATCTGAAAACAGATACATACATCAAACCGGAAGAAATTTTAGTCATGCTGGGTGATGTGCCGGAAAGGGATGATTCCTGATGGACTACACCGAGGATATCAGAACGGAGCCGGAATATGAGAAAATCGAGCCGGAATGTATCATTTGCGGCAGTCGCACCTGTGAATATTTCTATTTCGACGGGCACGGAGAGCCGATTGGGTGCGATGACTGCATCAGAAGGGAGGAAGTCTGGTGAACAGACAGGACTATTTGCAGAAAAATTTTGAGCTGAGTATGGATCTGCGAGAAACAGAGCGGCAGATTGCGGGGCTGTATAACCGCAAAAAGCAGATTTTAGAGGAAATGGATGCCATCCAAGAGCAGATGGTTGAGGATGCCAGAAACGGCACATTGTATAAGGAGGATGAGGAGCATGGGGATTCCTGTGTTGATTTTGGGCGAAAGCGGCAGCGGAAAGAGTACGAGCCTGCGGAATTTTGAGCAGGGCGAGGTACTGGTTTTCAATGTTGCCAACAAACCCTTTCCATTTCGGAAAAAGTTGGACATGGTGCCGAATGCAGGCTACAGGGCGATTTATGAGGAATTCAGAAATCCTCGTTATCTGCGGTATGTGGTGGATGACAGTCAGTACCTGCTCAGCTTTGAATTATTCGCGAAGGCGAAGGAAACGGGCTATCAGAAATTTACGGACATGGCACTGCATTTTTACAACATGCTGAAGCTGGTGACGGACAGCATGCCCGAAAATGTCATTGTCTATTTTCTGCACCATACAGAAACGGTGGACGGGAGGATAAAGGCGAAAACCATCGGGAAAATGCTGGATGAGAAGCTGACGCTGGAGGGGTTATTTTCCATTGTGCTGCTGACGCAGAGCGATGGAATGAAACACAGATTTATCACAAAATCGGACGGCTTTACAACGGCAAAAAGCCCGATGGAGATGTTTCCCGATGCCATAGAAAACGACTTGAAGGAAGTCGATAGAATCATCAGAGAGTACTACGAATTACAAGGAGGACAAGCATGAGAGCGTACAACGGATACAGAAAAGGAACACCCACACAGGAAAGGGAAAAGCTGCCTATTGGCGGCTATGTAATCAAAATTATGGATGCCGAGGAGGTTACATACACCTGGGGCAGTGTGCTGAAAATCAGCTTTGACATCGCCGAGGGCGAGCACAAGGAATTTTATGCAAATGATTATCGCAACCAACAGGAGCCTAAGAAGTGGAAGGGCACCAGACAGCTCACGATTCCGCAGGACGGGGACGAGGACAAAAACAAGGACTATTTTGCGAACCAGATTGCGTGTATTGAGGCGAGCAATGCAGGCTATGAATTTGATTTCGACGAAAAAAAGCTGAAGGGGAAGATCGTCGGGGCGGTATTTGGCGAGAAAGAATATGAATTTAACGGCAATCATGGATTTTTTGTAACCTGTCGAGGTTTCAGAACGGTTGATGCCATTCGTTCCGGAAAATTCAAGGTGCCAGACAAACTGATGTTGAAAAAAAGCACTGGTGACAATGGTTTTTTCCCTGTGGATGATACCGCAGATGACAGCGATTTGCCGTTTTAATCATGGGACGGAAATGGAACGATGCCGAGATTGAGAAAGCGTTGAAATCCATCGTGATTCTGGTGGATACCAGAGAGAAAAAGTGGGAGCACATACGGGCGACACTGGATAGCTTGGGCTGTCCGTATGAATCTAAAAAACTGGATTTCGGGGACTATTCGTATAAATACGTCAGACCGGACGGAACGGAAACGGATTGCAGCGGGACGATTGCCGTTGAGCGAAAAGCCAATCTGGACGAGATTTGCGGGAATTTTACATATGGTCGGGAACGGTTCGCAAGGGAATTTCAGCGGGCAAAGGAGAAGGGTGCAGAGGTGCATCTATTGGTCGAGGATACCAACTGGAGCAAGATAAAGAATCATTTATACCTCTCTCGCCTTCATCCTGCCGCTCTGACGGGCAATTTGCTTAGCTGGGGGTTTCGGTACGGCTTGCATATTTGGTTCAATACAACGGCTCTGACGGGCGAATTTATATATATGCTATTTCGGTATCATTTGCGGAATCGGTTACAGGAAGAAATGGAAGAAGGTGGTTAAATGCAGAGGTTAAACGGATTTGTGAAGGTACACAGAAAATTAGTCCAATGGGGATGGTACCAAGACTATGTTGTGAAAGATTTATTTCTACATCTGCTGTTAACCGCCAGTTTTCGGGAAAGTCAATGGATGGGACGAACCATCGAAAAGGGGCAGGTCATTACAAGCTATGCACATTTGGCGGAAGAACTGGGTTTTAGCGTTAAGCAGATAAGAACTGCACTAAACAGGCTAAAATCGACAGGCGAAGTGGCAAGCGAATCGACAAACAGATATACCATTATAACCGTTGTAAATTGGGAAAAATATCAAGTTTTGGAATTTGACGAGGCAAGCGAAATGGCAAGCGAAGGGGCAAACAAAGGGCAAGCAGAGGGCAAGCAAGGGGCAAACAAAGGGCAACATCTTAAGAATGTTAAGAATAATAAAGAATGTAAAGAAGTAAATATAGGGGTTCCCCCCGAACCTTCCGAGGAGGATTGGAGAGAGAAGGCAGGCAGATGAGCTATGAATATAACAAGCAGGATGTGTATGATTTTGCCGCAGTCATACAGACGGAAAAACACGAAAAGGGAAACGAATTGTTTTTCAGCCAATGCCCCTACTGCCACGGCGGCAACCACGGGGACAAGGATACGTTTTCAATCAATCTGGAAAACGGGACGTTCAACTGTTTTCGTTCCGGCTGTGGGAAACATGGTCATTTTGTGGAACTGGCAAGAGATTTTGGTTTTGAACTGGATTTTGGGGAAACCAAAAAGTACAAGCAGCTACCGCAGAAGAAAATTGAAACCAGACCGGCGGCAATCGCATATCTGGAATCCAGAGGGATCGGCGAGGCGGTTTGCAGGAAATACCGTATTACAACCGCAAGGGACAACCCGAATGTATTGGTTTTCCCCTTCTATGATGAAAACAATATCATGCAGTTTGTGAAATATCGGAAAACGAATTTCGACAAAGCGAAGGACAAGAACAAAGAGTGGAGCGAAACAGGAGCAAAGCCGATTCTGTTTGGTATGCAGCAATGTGAGGACAGGGAGACATTGGTTATCACAGAGGGGCAGATTGACAGCTTGAGCTTGGCTGAAGCAGGAATCAAAAACGCTGTTTCCGTTCCAACCGGGGCAAGAGGGTTTACATGGTATCAGCACTGTGCGGATTGGATTGACGGGTTTCGGGAAATCATCGTGTTCGGTGATAACGAAAACGGACAAATCACACTGGTAAATGAATTGCAGGCGAGGGTAAAACAAAAATTGCGTGTGGTTCGCGTTAAGGACTATCTGGGCGAAAAGGATGCAAATGACATTCTGCGGAGGTATGGCAAAAACGCAATCGTGCAGGCGGTTGAAAACGCGGAAGTCCCAAAGCTGAAAAATGTCAAAAAGCTGTCTGATGTGAAATCGGTCAATTTAAACGATATGCCGAAAATCAGAACGGGGCTGTATGAATTAGACAGGGTTATCGGTGGTCTGTATCTGGGACAGGTTTCCTTATGGTCCGGCAGGCGTGGCGAAGGCAAAAGCACCCTTGTCAGCCAGATTATCGCAGAAGCTATCGAACAATCATGGAACGTGTTTGCATATTCCGGGGAGCTGCCCGATTTCCATTTCAAACGATGGTTGGATATGCAGCTTGCAGGTCCCAATTATCTGACGAAGGGAACGGATGCGTTTGGCGAGGAATATTATTCCATCGGTGCGGATGTGCAGGACAAAATCAATGATTGGTACAGTGACAAAATTTATATTTACGATAACGCCTATATCCCCGAATCGACAGCGGAAATGGAAACGCTGGTGGCTACGGTCGAAAAGGTCATCAAGCAGTATGACACGAAGCTGATTTGCTTGGACAACCTAATGACCGCCATGGAGCGTGTTGACGGCAAGGGGGATTTGTATACCGCCCAAAGTAATTTTGTATGGGATTTGAAAAACATCGCCATGAAATACAACGTGCATATCATGCTTGTAGCCCACCCACGCAAGACGAAAGAGGGCGAAATGACAAACGATGATATTTCCGGCAGCGGAGATATTTCCAACAAGGTGGATACGGTTGTGTTCTATGGCAGAAATGCAGGCACAGAGGGTGCAGGGCATATCAACGTAACCAAAAACAGACTGACAGGCAGGTTGGCTGTTGGGAAAAATGCGATTGAAACGCAGTATAGCAGATCCAGCAAGCGAATTGCAACGTGCAGCAAGGATTCTGATAGGTCTTATGGCTGGGAAAAAATGCAGAAATCGGCGTGTGATGCCGGGTTTTATGTTCTGCCGGGGGACACGGAATGTCCGTTCTAAGAGGTGGTTTTCATGCAGAGAATGACAGACGATGAAATGAAACACTATATCAAACAGGTGGAACGCAGGGGCAGGGCGTTGAATCTGCCAAGGGCTGAACTGGAAAAATGGAAAACGGAATATGACAAAATTTCCGATTATCTGAATGGCAATTACAGGCGGTTCATGGTTTCCAAAATTGTACGCCGCAGAGCATACGCAGATGTAGCGGTGTTTCATGCGTTTGTGGAAGCGGAGAAAGATGGGCTGATTGCAGATGCAAGAGAAGTGCTGAACAAGGGAGATGCACTGAATTTTGATTGGTTCTGTTGGTTGGCACATCTGCGGTATATGACGATGGTCGGGAAAAAGCGAGGAGTGATAAAGTGAAGCTGAAGGAATTATTAAAAACCATCCCCGATGATGATTGGCTGTATATCGGTGCGGCAAGCGGTTTTGTGTTCATCGGGCAGAAACACGAAGCGAAAAAGAAATTGAGAGAGGCGGAGAAGTATTATTTCAACGCCTATACAAAATACAAGCAAGATGCGGATGCGCGAATCAAAAACCATCCGCAGATTATGGAAAAGAAACAGGCACTGCTTGCGGCGGCGAAGGAAAACGGAGATGCAAAGGAAATCGCAAAATGCGAACACGGCATTTCCAATGCGGAATGTAAATACAAAACCGCCATTGAATCATCGGCAAAATTCGGAGAGATCTTGGAAAATTACAAGAAATTTGCCGATAGAGAAATTTTGGATACATACAAACGAAAGATCGTTGAACCGTTTGGAACGATTGTGGTTGTCGAGGGTCCAGAAGTCGGACAGTATTGGCTGTATAGTGAGGTGGAGAAATGAAACTGATGATTTGCCGTTTTGATGAGTGAGGACATGACAGAGAAAGATGTTATAGAATATTTGAAAAATCGTTATTTGGTAGTCGGAAGTCCTTTGAACCCACAGAAAGAAGAATGCGAGAGGCATAATGCAGTTATTGATATGGCAATCAAAGCACTGGAAGTGCGTGTACCGAATCAACCGGACTTTGAAGGTGATGGGTATGACGAGGATGGAGAGATTATATTTGACGAGTGGTTATGCCCCTGCTGCAGAACCAGATACGAGGTAGATTATGACGATTATAAGTTCTGTCCTAATTGCGGACAGGCTATTGATTGGAGTGAGGATTAACCGGTTGAGAGAAACAGTAAACCGATTGAAAGAATATGCTCAGAAGGAGGACGGTTTGCCGTTTTAAGGAGAGATAGAAATGCAAAATGTATTAGAGCGGATGGAAGCCATTGGTGCGGAGCGGAAGATGGCGGACTTCAACGTAAAAATGAAAATGGACTACGAGTTTAAAAAGAACTACGCCTACATCAGGGCGTGGGAATTTTACAACGAGTGCTGCGCCAGAGGGCTGAACTGCCATGTATCGGTCGGAGGATTGGACAGCATTACGCTATTTTTGTTCCTGCGGAGCATCGGAATTTATGTACCCGGCATCAGTGTGTCGCATTTAGAGGACAGGAGTATACAGGAGGTACATAGACAGCTTGGGATTGAGAGGGTTCAGCCGTTGAAGCGGGCGGACGGTACTGTCTGGAACAAGGCGAAAATCATTCAGGAATTTGGATTTCCGGTGTTATCGAAAGAGATTGCGTCGAAGATTGAACTTTTGCAGAATCCATCCGAGAAAAACAAAACAGTGCGTCATGCGATTATCACAGGCGAGACAGGTGCATACGGCGGGTATCAGAAAAATTCACGCATGAAGCTGTCAAAGAAATGGTTGGAGAAATTCGGAGGATATGAGAACGAGACAGAGGGTGTGAGCTACGGCGTGCCGGATTTCAAGGTATCGGCGAAGTGCTGTTATTATCTCAAGGAAAAGCCCTGTGACGATTGGGCGAAGCAGCACAACAGTGTGCCTTATCTGGGACTGATGGCATCCGAAGGCGGAAGAAGGGCAAAGAGCCTGAAAATCAACGGGTGCAATTATTTTGGAAAAAGCACGATTCGCTCAGCACCGTTTGCGATTTTCAACAGACAGGATATTTTACAGCTGGCGTTGGAGCTGGATGTGCCTGTGCCTGCGATTTACGGCACGATTGAACGAAAAGAGGATGGGACGCTCTACACCACCAAGGCGCAGCGGACGGGGTGCAGCATGTGCGGATTTGGGATACACATGGAAAAGCGTCCACACAGATTCGACCTCCTGCGGGAGCGGAACGAGAAGGAATGGAAATTCTGGATGTACGATATCGGCTGGGGACATGTGCTGGACTATATCGGTGTGGAATGGGAAACGCCTGTGGCGGAACAGATGAAGATAGGAGAGGTATAAATGAATATCGAGATTTCAAAAGAACGGATGCTGGAAATGGCGAAGAAACTGGCAAGCATGGACTTCTGTCCGGAACAGAAGGTGTTTTATAAAAACATTCTGCGAATGGTGAAAGCGGATGCTGAGGGGCGGCTGCTGGTGCTGCCGGAGCCATGGAAGGGAGAATGAACAGTGGATAAGAATTATCAGGATTGTTGCAGTTTATGCGGTCAGAAATACGGTGCCGCCGCCGTTTGCAGAAGCTCTGGTAAGGGCAAATCTGCCGGAAATGTGCGGAAGGCGGTTTGAAACCATGCAGGAACTGCATGGGGTGATTTGAGGAGTAGATGCGGTTGTGAGGAGGATTGAGCATGGATAGACTTAACGAGAAAATCAAACAGCACATTCCGCAGGACGAGCTGTTAGCGCAATTAGCGGAAGAATGTGCGGAGTTATCGCAGGCGGCATTGAAGCTGCGGCGAGTGTTGACAGGTATCAACCCCACGCCTGTGACGGCAGAGGAGGCAAGGCGGAATCTGGTGGAAGAAGCTGCGGATGTCTACAACGTACTGGGGCTGCTGTTGGACGCGGAGGACAATGTCGAGATATACGATATTATCCGGAGGAAGAAAGCAAGATGGCTGAATAGATTGGAGGGGTGATAGTTTGGCGATTGTAAGGGAAAACAAGAGGAAAAAGGAATATCTTAAGGGGTACATATATTCCATGCGGAAGGCGCAGCGTTTAAAAGAACAGATTGAGGAGCTGCGCAGTCAGCAGATGTTTCCGAGTGCGAACCATGACGGGATGCCACAGGGAAATGCACACAGTGATTTGTCCGGTTATATGGCGAGGTTGGATGCACTTGTCAGCCAACTGGAAGCAGAAAAAGAGATTGCTATCCGGGAATACAATGAAATCTATAATCAGGTGCAGCTGATGCAGGATGAAGCAGAAAAAGAGGTTTTGGAACGTAGATATTTACTGGGGGATTCGTGGTGGAGGATAGCTGTAAAAATGAATTACGCAGAAAGCCATATTTACAGAATCCATGGTGCAGCATTATCCCATTTTCAAATGACAGAACATGAGAGTTTATGATAGCTTTTTTGTGGTATGATGGCATTGTGAAAATATAGATGTTTCATGTTGCCTCCTATTTTGGGCACTCGGAAACGGGTGCCTTTTTCATGAAAAGAAAAAGACCGCATCAGCGGTCCTTCTCGGAAGAATCCTTTTTCTTTCTCCAGTTGCGGTATTCGCCGGACTTCACACGTTTATCGGCAGGAGGTTCAGCATCGGCAGGGATTGCCCACTGATTCCCGATTTTGATTGCAGGGATGCGACCGTCCTTAATCAGCTTGCGGACATTGCCGACATCCTTACCGAACTTCTGGGCAAATTGGGTAACAGAGATATACTCAGCTTCTAACATTGCGCATAACCTCCTTGAATTGCAAAGTAGTTTGCAAAAGCACAAGGACGGAATTTAAAATCACAAGGAGCTTTGCGATAGGTGTCCAGCCTGCGTGTATTGCATAGATAAAGAAAAACAGGAGTGAGAAAACAGAAATTTTATTTTTCATTGTCATTCTCCTTTCGGTTGGTTATAATAAACATGAGACATTGACTTTATCTAAGAAGTAAGGGGAGGTTTACTCCCCGAACTTGCTAAGATTTGATGGCTGTAATCAGAGCGGCTAGGGCAATAACTGCTTGGATTACAAGTTCGACAATTTTTAGCTTAAAGTCTTTGTCTTTTTTCATTTTGCACTACCTCCTTTCTGTTTATATAATAACACGAAAAAGAGTAAATGTCAATAGAAATATCAAAATAAATCAAAAGAAATCCTGATAGCTACAATGCTTATCGGGATTTTTTATTTGCGGCAAAGGAGAAAGACAATGAAGGAATTTGCAAAAGGCTTCTACAACTCGGCGGCGTGGAAGAAGTGCAGGCGAGCATACATAGACAGTCGCATCATGGTGGATGGCGGAATGTGTGAGATATGCGGAGAACGTGTGGGCTACATTGTCCATCACAAACAAATGCTAACGCCGACCAATATCACAGACCCAAACATCACGCTGTCCTTTGACAACCTGCAATATGTCTGCAAGCTTTGCCACGATGAGGAAGAAGGACACTTCGTCCAACGGAAGGGATGCTGCTGTGGATTCGATGCGGAGGGACAGCCGATAGACAAAAGAAAAATGGAATAGCCCCCCCTATTTTTATTTTTGGTTTGGCAGTACGGAGACCGAGGAGTGGACTACTGTTTCAACGGGCGTGCGTGCGCGTGGGGGGTGTAGTATAAGGGCGGAAAAGAGAGGAAGTGAGAAAATGGAGAAAGGAAAAATCAAAGCGGCGGAAATGCGGAAATTGAAACGTATCTTCAAGGAAATTCCGGAAAATAAAAAGAAAATTGTGGAAAAGCTGATAGACAATGCTGCCTTTATGGCGGAGCAGTTGGATCATCTGCAAACGGACATTGAGGAGAAGGGATATATTTCGGAGTACCAGAACGGTGAAAACCAGTGGGGGACGAAGAAGGCTCCGGAGGTTGAAATCTACACCGCGACGATTAAAAATTATTCCAGTGTAATCAAGCAGCTTCTGGATCTGATGCCCGAAACGGATGAAGCGGCGGTGGATGAGCTTGTTTTGTTCCGGCGGGAGCGTGATAGCAAATGACGGAATTTGAACAATATTTTTCGGCGCTTTATGACGGCACGATTCTTGCCTGCGACAAAATGAAGCGGGTCAGTGAAATGCTTTTGAATCAGTTTGCAAGCCCAGGGGAATTTCATTTCGATTATGAGGTTGCAAAGTGGCATATCGCATTTATTGAGCGTTTCTGCAAGCAGCCGACAGGCAAACTGGGGCAGCCGTTACAGCTTGAGCTATTCCAGAAGGCAAGGCTACAGGCAATCTTCGGCTTTGTGGATGATAATAACCTCAGACAGTACAACGAAGTGATGATTGTGGAAGGCAGAAAAAATGGGAAAACAACCGAGTGTGCCGCCGTGGAAACGGATTTACTGCTGAATGACGGAGAGGGTGCGCCGGAAATTTACAACGTCGCAACCATGCTTGACCAAGCGAAGCTGGGGTTCAATGCGTGCTACAAGATGGTGCGGCAAAGCCCGACCCTGCGAAAGCATATCCGCAAACGTGCTGCGGATTTATACGCCCCTTCCAATCTTGGGTTTATTAAGGCACTGGCAAGCAACACAAACAGTCTGGACGGCTTGAATGTGCATGGTGCCATCATTGATGAGCTGGCGGCAATTAGAAACAGAGATATATACGATTTGATTAAACAGGCAATGGGTGCGAGAGAACAACCATTGCTTTTTTGTATTACCACAAACGGCTTTGTCCGCAGCGGCATCTTTGATGCGCAGTATGAATACGCAAAAAAGGTGCTGGACGGGAAAATAAAAGCACCGCGCTTTCTGCCGTTTATCTATGAGCTGGACGATGCTTCCGAATGGGATAAGCCGGAAATGTGGATAAAAGCAAACCCCGGTCTTGGCACCATCAAGAAAAAGGAATATCTGGAGGAAATGGTGCAGAAGGCGAAGAACGACCAATCCTTCAAGCCGACGGTTCTGGTAAAGGATTTCAATATTCCGCAGACGGCGCAGTCCGCATGGCTGACGTTTGAGGACTTAAACAATGAGGAGCTGTTGCCGGAGGGCGGCGCATTTCGCTATTGCATTGGTGGCTTTGATGCTGCGGACAGCATTGACCTAAACGCCGCAAAGGCAATCTGCAAACGGCGTGGGGATGATAAGCTTTACATTAAGCAGATGTACTGGATTCCGCAGGCGGTTTTGGACCAACAGGAGGAGCGAGGAGACCGAAGGGAACGGGACGGCGTGCCGTACAGCTTATGGGTGTCGCAGGGCTTGATGCGCACCTGTGAAGGTCGGCGCGTGAATAAGCGGGTAATTCTGGATTGGTTCTGCGAATTAAGGGACAGAGAAGATATTTATCCGCTTTATATCGGCTATGACCCTTGGCATATCTCGGATGAGCTGCTGGCGGCATTTGAGCAGGAGTTCGGGCGAAACGTCATGGTTAAAATTCGGCAGGGCGTTCTGACCTTATCCCAGCCAATGAAGGATTTAAAGGCGGAATTTCTGGAAAAGAAAATCGTCTACAACAACAATCCGATTGATAAATGGTGTCTGATTAACACCGAGGAAAAGAAGGATGTCAACGGCAACGTGCAGCCTGTCAAGAGCGATGAGCGCACAAGACGCATTGACGGTACAGCGGCACTTCTGGATGCCTATGTGGTGTATTGCAATAAAAGAGATGAATTTGAAAGTCTGATTTAAGGAGGTGAGAAAAATGGGTTTATGGAACAGAATTGTGCAAAAAATGAGCAAGCAAACTTTTAAGATGGTGCAGGAGAGGGGAAACGGCTTTTATGCGTGGAACGGCAGGCTATATCATTCCGATGTAGTGCGTGCCTGTATCCGCCCGAAAACAAAAGCCATCGGTAAGGCGGTTGCAAAGCATATCCGTACCACGAGAACGCAGGAGGGGGAGCGGGTAGAGGTCAATCCGGATGCCTATATCCGTTTTCTGCTGGAGGAGCCCAATCCGCTGATGAGCGGGCAGATGCTACAGGAGAAGGTGGCAAATCAGCTGGCACTGAACCACAACGCTTTTATTCTGATTGTACGGGATGAATTTGAAAAGCCGATAGAATTGTATCCCATTCCCTGTTCGGGGGTGGAGGCTTTTTACAAGGACAACGAATTGTTTTTACGGTTCGTATTTCTGAACGGGAGGGAAAGCACCTTCCCATACAGTGATATCATTCATCTGCGTGATGATTTCAATGAGGATGATATTTTCGGGGAAAGTCCGATGGAGGCACTTTCTCAGCTGATGGAGTGTGTCAGCATTATGGATCAGGGCTTTGTCAAGGCAATCAAAAACAGCGGCGTGATTCGCTGGCTGCTGCGGTTCACCAATGCCATGCGCCCGGATGATGTACGGAAGAATGTACAGGAATTTGCGGATACGTATCTTTCTGTGGAAAGTGAAACCTTCGGCGCAGCGGGCGTGGACAGTAAGGCGGATGTGCAGCGGATTGAACCGAAGGACTATGTGCCAAACGCCGCACAGACAGACCGCATCATTAAACGGATCTATGATTTTTTCAATACGAACGAGAAAATCGTCAGCTCTCTTTATACAGAGGATGAATGGATTGCGTATTACGAAAATGCCATTGAGCCGATGATTACGCAGATGAGTGCAACCTACAGCAGCCGTTTGTTTACCAGAAGGGAGCGTGCCTTCGGGAATAAGATTGTTTTCGAGTGCTCTAATCTGACCTTTGCAAGCATGAGAACAAAGCTGGAGCTGGTGCAGTATGTTGACAGGGGCATTATGACACCGAACGAGGTGCGTGCGGTGCTGAATATGGCACCTGTGGACGGCGGAGACAGGCTGCTGCGGCGCAAGGATACAGGCTTTATGGAAGGAGGTGAGGAAGAATGAGGAAAATCGAGGTGAAGGGGACGATTGTCGGAAATGCGGACAAGTGGATTTATGAGTGGTTCGGCATGGATGCAACCTGTCCGAAGGATGTCAATGCTGCCATCAGCGAGGCAAATGGGGAGCCGCTCCTTGTGGAAATTAACTCCGGCGGCGGGGATGTGTTTGCCGGCAGTGAAATCTATACCGCCTTGAAAGCATACGCGGGCACGGTAGAAATCAATATTGTGGGTCTGGCTGCGAGTGCCGCCTCTGTGATAGCGCAGGCAGGACATTCCAGAATCAGCCCGACAGCGTTGTTTATGGTGCATAATGTTTCCGGCTCTGCCGCAGGGGATTTTCACGATATGCAGCAGGAGGCGGAGATTTTGCAGACAGCAAATAAAGCAGTCGCGGCGGCATATCTGGAAAAGACAGGCAAAAGCATGGAGGAGCTGCTTGGCATCATGGATGCGGAAACGTGGATGGATGCGCAGAAGGCGGTGGAATATGGCTTTGTGGATGAGGTTATGTTTGCATCTGCGCCGACGCTGACAAACGGCATCGGTGTATTGCCTGCGCAGACCATTCATAAGCTGAAGGATCTTCTTCCTGCAAGGGGAGAGGAAAACGCAGAAGTTAAAACTGTAACTGCAAAATTAAAATTACTCAGATTGAAAGGGGAAATGAAGGATGAAGTTTAAGAATTACGAGGATTACAAAGCACAGAGAGAAGCACTTTACAATGCGGCGGAGGAATTGCTGCAGAACGGCGATGTAGAGGGTGCAAATGCAAGAATGGAAGAGGTGGAGAAGCTGGATAACGCGTATGAAGCCTTTGCGACGGCGCAGGCAAACCTTGCCGCCATGCAGGGCAGAGGGACAGCGCATCCGGACGGCGTGGTCGGTTCCGCAGGCAACGCAGCGGGAAAGGATGTATTCGATACAGATGAATATAAAAATGCCTTTATGAATCTGGTGTGCCGCGGTGAGGCTTTGCCCATCAAGTACAAGGATGCCATTGCAGGCAAGCTGCAGAATGCTGTAACTACGGTAACAGAGACCACAGCGGTGATTCCCACAACCGTGATGAAGGAATTTATCAGAGAGCTGAAAGCGCATGGCGAGCTGTATGCGAGAGTAAGAAAAACAAACGTACAGGGCGGCGTGGAAATCCCTATCCTGTCCCTGTGTCCTACGGCAAGCTGGGTTGCGGACGGCTCTGCATCCACAGACCAGAAGGTAACCGCCAATACAAAGGTATCCTTCAGCTATTACGGTCTGGAATGCAAAATCGCACAGAGCCTGATTGCAAATGTGGTTGATTTCGCAGAATTTACCGAAATGTTTGTTCCTCTGGCGGTAGAGGCTATCATTGCCGCACTGGATAAGGGCATTATCGCCGGCACAGGCAGAGGTCAGATGCTTGGCATTACGAAGGACAGCAGAGTGCCCACAGGCAACGTCATTGAAATGACGGCGGAGGATGTCGCAAGCTGGATGGCGTGGAAGGAAAAGGTATTCGCCAAGATGAAAAAAGCCTATAGAAACGGCGTGTTCGTATTTGCACAGGGCACCTTTGATGCACAGATTGACGGTATGGTGGATTCCACAGGTCAGCCTATTGCAAGAGTAAACTACGGCATTACCGAGGGTGAAACCTACAGATTCGGCGGCAAGGAGGTTATCACAACAGAGGAGGATGTGCTGGAAAGCTTTGCGGCGGCATCCGACGGCGAGGTATTCGGTGTGTTTGTGAATCTGAATGATTACATCATCAATACAAATATGCAGATGCGCACCGACCGCTGGAGAGATAACGACAACAATCAGGAAAAAGTGAAGGTTACTCTGATTTGTGACGGGAAGCTGGCAGACCCTAATGGCGTACTGATTCTTAAAAAAAAAGTAACGCAGTAAGCGGCGGCACGTTCGATAAGCGCGCAGACAGCGCAAACCATGCTGATCTTACCGTAACGGCTGCCGAAAGCGGTCAGACCATTACAGCCCTGCTGCATCACGGCGCAGATGTGCCGAAGGAAGGAGGGGCGAACTGGTCTGTTTCCGGCGGCACTGCGGTTGTGCTGAAAAAGGCTTATCTTGAAAAATTCCCTGTCGGCGTGGAAACCTTTACGGTGAAAACATCCGCAGGATCTGCGGAATTTACTGTGGAGATTATGGAAAGCGAGGCGTAAGGAATGGCAGATTTAGCGAGACTGAAAACGGCACTGCGCATTTCGCATGATAAGCTGGATGAGGAAATTCAGTACAACGTGGATGCCTGTAAAAAAGACATGATGCGTGTCGGCATTACTGTCATTAACGAGGAGGATTCCGCAATTCAAAAGGTGTTTGAGCTGTACCTCAAATGGCAGTATGATTTCATGGGCGAGGGCGAGCGTTACGAAAAGGCCTATAAGGGCATGAGAAACGGGCTGAGTTTGTGTGGTGAGTACAATGTATAACGATGTTGTGACGTTGTTGGTAGAAAAAACAATAAGGGATGAAATCGGCATGAAGCAGACGTTTTACGAGGAACGCGAAGTGTTTGCGGAGGAATTGCCAATCAACCAAAGCGAATTTTTCAAGTGCAGAGAAACGGGGTTACGCCCTGCCCTGTGTCTGCGGATTCCATACGGCGAATATGAACAAGAAGAAGTCCTGCGTTTTAGGGGCAGATTATACAGCGTGTATCGTTTCCGAAACGATTTCCACCACACAGAGTTATACTGCGAGGCAAGGAGTGGATTGCAATGAGCGTGAGCGTGGAACGGATGGCAGATGAAATCGCAAAAATGCTGACAGAATATGAAGCGGCAATCGTGAAAAACGTGGATGCCAGCGGCAAGGCGGTTGCGGACAAGGGTGCAAAACAACTGCGGCAGACCAGCCCCAAAAGAACGGGCAAATACGCCAAAAGCTGGGGCGTGACAAGAGAAGATAGCAGTTTCGGCGAAAATGCAAAATACATCATCCATAACAAAAAACACTACCGTGTAGCACATCTGTTGGAACACGGTCACGTTATGGCAAATGGAAAGCGAACAAAGGCAATCCCGCACATTAAACCGGTAGAAGAACAGGTCATTCGGGAATATGAAAAAAAGGTAAGGGAGGCGATAGAGGATGCGGCAAAGTGAGTTATATAAGCTGCTGTGCAGTATAGGGCTTGAGGTCTATTTTTACGAAGCAGACCAAAATCCCACACTCCCTTACATCGTTTATCTGAAGGACGGCGAAACCGCTTGGGGTTCGGATAGCAGAAACTTTCTGCGAAAAGACAGCTACATTGTGGAGCTTTATTCGGCAAGGAAGGATTTTGCCAACCAAGAAAAGATTGAGAAGGCGTTGGATTCTGTTGGGATTCGTTACGATGCAACGGAAATCTACATCGAGAAGGAAAAAATGTATCTGGTATCATTTGCATTTGACATTACAAGAAAGGTGGAAAACTAATGGAAAGAATTGTACTTGGCAGCGGTAAGCTGTATGTGGATGAATTTACAGGGGAACTGCCTGAGGATGCAGCCATTGAGGTGGAGGCTAAGCTGTTGGGCTATATTCAGGGCGGTGCGACACTGACCTACAAGCCGACATTTTACGAAGCGAAGGACGATTTGAATTTCGTTTCCAAGAAAATCATCACAGACGAAGAAGCAATTTTGAAAAGCGGCGTAATGACATGGAACGGCGAAACGCTGAAAAAGCTGACACCCACCGCCAGAGTGACAGAGGATACAGCCAAAAAGACCAGAACGGTCAAAATCGGCGGTCTGAGCCATAATGACGGCAAGAAATACGTTCTGCATTTTGTGCATGAGGATAAGACGGACGGTGACATTCGTGTGACCATCGTCGGCAGTAATGAGGCAGGGTTCGAACTGTCCTTTGCGAAGGATAAAGAAACTGTCATCAATGCGGAATTTAAGGCGCAGCCACAGGACAATGAAGGCACGCTGATTCTGTATAAGGAAGCGGACGCGAGTATTGCGTGAGGAGAGGGGCATAACAGCCCCTCATTTTTGTGAGGTGGAAAAGGAATGTTAGATTTTACAACGAGAAAAAAGAAAAAATACATGGTTAAGCTGCATGATGGCTTTGTGGCAATCCTGCCAATGCCAGACAAGGAAATGTTTGACAAGATGGTAGCGGCACAGGATATGGAAAACGTCAACGATGTTTATGAGCTGCTGACCGCCATCATCAACCAGAACAAAAAGAAAAAATACAGCTTCCAGAAGATTTCGGCAATGTTTGATTTCGAGGACGCGGTGGAACTGTTGAAAGATTATCTGGAATTTGTAAAAGGTGTTGTGTCTGACCCAAACTAAAAATACCCTCTATGCCGACTGACGAGGATGATTTGCATTACAGCATATTTTCGTTATCCGAAAAAACAGTGATGGACTATGCACATCTGAATTTTTTGGAAATCGAGCATTTGCCGATAGATGTTTATCTGGGATTGCAGCGGGATGCGTTTATTTTCAATTTACAGCAGACGGAAAGTGGTCGGGAATATCTGGAGGAGTGCTGGCTTTTGGAGCAGACCGAGCCGGACAGAAAGGCATTGAGGGGAAAATTCGGAAAGGGGGTAGAGCATGGGGAACATTAAGGGCATTACCATTGAGATTGGTTCGGATACCAAAAAATTCAAAAGCGGCTTGAAGGATTTGAACCGGTCCTCAAAGGATTTGCAAAGGGAACTGACAGCGGTCAACAAGGCATTGAAGCATGACCCGAAGAACACAGACCTTCTGCGGCAGAAGCAGGAGCTTTTGACAAAATCCGTATCGGAAACAAAAAGCAAGCTGGAAGCCCTGAAGGCGGCAAAGGATAGAGCCGACAAGGACATGGCAAACGGTACGGAAGTCAATCAGGAGGAATATCGCCGTCTGGTGCGGGAGATTTCCACAACGGAAAACAGTCTGAAAAATCTGACAAAGGAAATGAAAAATTTCGGCAGCGTTTCCGCACAGCAGATTGCGGCGGCAGGGGAAGATGTGCAGGAGCTTGGCGGCAAGATTGAAACTGTCGGGAAGAAAGTAAGTGTTGCATCTGCCGCATCCGCTGCCGCTCTTGGGGCATCTGTGAAGCTTGCAAGTGACTATACGGATGCGGTTGCGAAGGTAGGTACGGTTGCAGATTTGCAAAGCGTACCACTCGAAAAACTCAGAGATGATATGCTGCAATTATCTACAGAGACAGGCATAGGTGCAGGCGAGATTGCCGATGCAACCTATCAGGCAATTTCGGCATCTGTAGATACTGCTGATGCTGTTTCTTTTGTCGGCACATCGGTTGGTCTTGCCAAAGCAGGCTTTCTGGAAACGGCGGATGCTGTTGACGTATTAACCACTATTATTAACGCGTACGGTCTGGAGGCATCAGATGCCGGAAGGTTATCTGATATTCTGATTCAGACACAGAATGATGGTAAGACAACGGTAAATGAGCTATCCCAGAGCATGGGGCAGGTCATTCCTCTGGCATCTGCTTATGGGGTAAATATTGAAAACCTTGCCGCATCGTATGCACAGTTAACAAAAAACGGTGTCGCCACAGCGCAGGCAGGCACATATCTGAAAAGCATGCTGAATGAATTGGGGGATTCCGGTTCCGATGTGGGCGAGATTCTGAAAAGCAAAACGGGAAAATCCTTCGGACAGCTTATGAATGACGGCATGAGCCTTGGGGATGTTCTCGGTATTCTGAATGACAGCGTGAACGGTGATTCTGAGGCTCTGGCAGGCTTATGGAGTTCCAGTGAAGCCGGTACAGGTGCATTGTCTATTCTTTCGTCCGGTGTAGGTGCTTTCAATGATGAATTGGGGAATATGCAGGATTCCACAGGGAATGTAGCCGATGCCCTTGAAACACTCAGTACGCCAAGCGCAAAGGCACAGAAAAGCTTGAATGCAGTGAAGAACGCAGGCATAGAGCTTGGTTCGGCGGCACTGGAGGCGATTGCGCCATTATTGGAACAGCTTGCGGAAACAGTGAAATCCCTAACAGAGCGGTTCAGCAATCTGTCTCCTGCTACGCAGACGGTTATTGTTGCCGTTATGGCGATTCTGGCAGCATTGGGCCCTGTGATAATTATCATCGGCACGCTGATACAATCCATAGGAGCGATTATGACGGTTGCCCCTGCGGTGGCTACGGCTCTTGGTACGGTCAAGATTGCGATTGCCGCTATTGGTGGGCCTGTAACGATTGTGATTGCGGTTATTACGGCATTGGTGCTGAAATTCATCCACGCCTACAACACCTCCGAGGAATTTCGGAATAAAGTCGGCTTGGCGTTTTACAATGTAAAAAAGGCAGTCACGGAATCGCTTGCGGCGGCGATGGCAAAGGTAAAGGAATTTGTGAGCGTCGGCAAAAATGTGATTGTTGGTCTGTGGAATGGTATCAATGATAAGGTCGCATGGCTGAAAGGCAAGGTCAAGGGCGTTGTCGATAAAATCAAGGGCTGGTTTATCAGCAAGGAAGGGTTTGACGAACACTCCCCTTCCAAGTGGTCGGAGGGCGTTGGCAGCTACGTTATGGACGGTCTGGGGAACGGATTTGAGAACAACAACACAGCCATTCGGGCAGCGCGAAAGGCGGCGAACAGCATCAAGGATGCCATTACCGATGAGATAAGCAAGGTTAATGCGGAGATTTCTTCGATACAGAAAGAATCCGAGGAAAGGCAAGCCAAGGAGGAGCTGGCGCAGTACAAGGAAAACCTCGCAAAGAAGCAGGCGGAGCTGAAAAAAGCAGAGCCGAAAAACAGAAAATCCATTCTGGACGAAATTGCCAAAATCGAAAAGGACTGGAACAAAAAACAGCTTGAAGCGGCGAAACAGGCAGAGCAGAAAAAGCTGCAGGAGCGCTTGACTGCCTTGCAGGAATTTAAGCAAAAATATGAAGCTGATCTTGCGGCAATCGAGCAGAAGGAATCCGGCCTGAGCGATAAGCTGTTTGATTATGGCGAGCTGTTTACCAGAGTGCAGGACGAGAACAGCGAAAAAGAAATTTTCAAGCTGACAGATCTGGATGAAAGCATCAAGAAAATTCAGCAGTATAACGAACAGATTGAAAAGCTGAAGGAGAAAGGTCTTTCCGGCGGACTGCTTTCCGAGATTGCGGATATGAATATTGATGATGCACTGGATTTTACCGCAAAGCTGGATAGCCTAAGCGTTGGCGAATTTGAAAGCTATGTCGAAAAATTTGAGGAAAAGCGGCGGTTGGCGAACGAAGTTGCAAAGCAATTCTATTCCGATGAGATGGAAGAATTAGCCATGAACGCTGTGGAACAGGCAAAGGGCTATGCGGATGATTTCAATGACGTTGGCAAGGCGTTGACAGACGGCGTTGCAGAGGGTATCAAGGACGGCAAGAGCAGCATTGTAAATGCCATTGTGAAGGCGATTCGGGATGCCATTCGGGCGGCGAAGGAAGAGGCAGGCATGAGCGGCGGCGGTTCGGACGGCAGTCACAGAACAGGTCTGCGAGAAGTGCCGTTTGATGGATACCGAGCAATTTTGCATAAAGGCGAAAGGGTGCTGACACAGCCTGAGGCAGACAGATACCGCAGAGGCGAAACGGTAGCGAAAACAGAAAATTTCAACGTATACATCGGGACGGTAGAAAACAAAGACGAAAGGACCACAAATGATTTCATGCGTGAAATGGAATTTTACAGGAAACGGCGTGTAACTGCGGTAGGGGGTGCGGTTTGATGTATCAATATTTTATCTGGAACGGTGTCAATTCACTGGATATGGGCGTTGTGATGCTGAAAGCACCCTCTATTTTCATTCCGCAGAGGAAGATAAACGAAATCAAAGTTAGCGGCAGAAACGGTGTTTTGCATGAGGACGAAAAGACCTACCAGAACTACACCAAGGATGCCGAATGTCATGTGATGGACAGGGGGCAGATTGACGAGGTTTGCGGTTGGCTGACTGGATTCGGAGAGGTTATTTTTTCCAGTGAGCCTGATAAGGTGTATCGTGCATACATCAAAAATCAGATTGAGTTCGGCAGTATTCTGAAAAATATCAATGATTTTCTGGTACAGTTTGATGTTGAACCATTCAAATACAGCGTCAATGCCGCAGGGGATGCCTTAGAGCTGACTGCCCCGACCACCATCCGCAACAGCGGGACAGTCTACAGTGAGCCTTTGATTACGGTTTATGGCAGTGGGGATATTACGCTGAACATCAACGGGGAGGATTTCCCCATGTACGGCGTGCAGGAAAGCATTACCATTGACAGTGAAATGATGGAGGTGTTTAAGGGTAACACCAACCAAAACGGCAAATACGGCGGTGCGGAGTTTCCGAGATTTGAGGTCGGGAAAAACGAAATCAGTTGGACGGGGAATGTCAGCAAAATAAAAATACAGCCCCGTTGGAGATGGCTGTAGTTGTCGAAGAATGAAATTTATGGTATGGTATAAATGAAGGATTGCCAACTGGCGGTTAGTCACTTCCCGTGAAGGAGGTGACGCTTATGGTTACATACGAAGGGTTATTTACTTTTTGCTTAGTAATCATCGGAGTTATTTCCTTGTTTCATAACAAGAAATAATGAAAAAGCCGCCTAACCTGCGAAGTTAGACGGCTAAAACCAACTACTTGGACTAGCCGCCCTGCGAAAGGTGGCAATCCTTCTCTTATGCTTATGATAACAAAAGAAAGATATTCTGTCAAGAAAGGCGCATCTGAAAATAAAACGGATGTGCTTTTTTGATGCGGAAAACAGAAAGGAGTGGGAAAATGGCAAAAACGTATAATCGGTTGGAAATTGATGTGAACAAAAAGCCGAACAGCATCGGGATTCGCCCTGTGCAGAATGATACAAAATCCAGATATCTGGATGTATGCCTGTATGAAAACGGTGTGGCAATCAATCTGACAGGCGAACAGGTGCGTATCACATTCAGAAAAGCGGACGGCAGCACATTTTTCAACCAGGGGGAAGTGACGGATGCGACCGCGGGCAGATGCCAATTTGCCTTGACGAATGAGATTCTTTCCGAGGCAAAGGCAGTCGAGGCGCAGATTTCCGTATGGAACGCAGGCGGCGAGGTTTTGTCTACGCAGGTGTTTGAAATCTATGTAACGGCGGCAATTCCTTGGACGGATTCCGTTGAAAGTGAGAACGAATACGGCGTTCTGGTGGTGCTGTTTCAGGAAATTCAAGACGCACTGGATACGATGCACAAGATTGCCACAACCTTTGGCGAGCCGGGGGATAAGGCGGCAGAGTACGGCGTGGATACCTTCTGGGGGATTTTGGAAATGCTGGCACAGCGCGGGGATGTGGAGAGTGTATTAGAAAAAATTAAAGTGTTTTCAAATAGTACCGTTGATACAACATACTTCAACCCATTGGACAAACTCTCTAGCGCAAAAATCATGTGCAGAGGACGTGTCGGTACAAATTTTACAATAACAAGCAAAGAGGGATTGTGCGAACCTCTTAAAGTATCTATCACAGATAATTCATTTGATATAGACACCTCAGACAGAATGAAGATGGAAGCCGTTCCTGTTCCTTTAGGGGAATATAGTGCAGAGATTGAATTACAAGGATTAAAAACCACTGCGGATGTTGATGTAACTGTTGCTGGGAAACCTCATTATTTTGCCTATAGTCTTTTCACTTCATTAAAAAAATTCACAAGCGATGGAACGTATACAGTTCCAAATCTGGGTATTTTTGATTTGCTGGTTTCTGCCGCAGGTGGCGGTGCAGGCGGCTCAGGTGGACATGGAAGCAATGGTTCTGGCGGTCCGGGCGGTGGCGGCGGTGCTTGCATTTATTTAAACAAGATAAGGCAAAGTGTAGGCACTAATATTAAGATTACTATTGGTTCTGGCGGTACAGGTGGGAAAAGAGGTTATTCAGGCAGTAATGGCGGAGCGACTGTAGTAGGAGATATAGTTACCATTCCGGGTGGTGAAAGTGGCTCTAATCCATCAACTAACGGCAGTACAGGCGGGAAAGGGGGTACTCCTGGCGGCGGTTCTGGGGGTGTTGGTGGTACAGGAAACAGTAATGATTATCCAACAGCAGGTGAGAATAGTATCATCCCTGGAGGTGATGGTGGAGCTGCTTTCTCAAGTGCTTATGGCGGTGGCGGCGGTGGTGGCTCCTATGGTAATGGCGGCAACGGAGGAGATGCCAACAATAACGGCAGTGCTGGTACACTCGGCGGCGGTGGCGGAGGAGGTGGATACAGCGGTATAGGCGGTAGTGGAGGCTCAGGAATTGTGGAATTCTTGAAAGGAGTGGTTGTAGCATGAATTATGCAATGATTTCAAAAAACAGAGTGATTGACGTTCTGAAAAAACAAGAAACAGAACCCTACTATCCACCAGACCCATCGGGCAATCCTGTGACTGCCATTCCCTGCGACGATACGGTTACGCTTGGCATGATTTATGACCCCGAAACAGGAGCATTTTCGGAATACACGCCGCCCGAACCCGAATCCATCCCAGAACCACAACTGACAGAAACCGAACAGGCAATTTTAGACACAGCAATCAATGTAGACTATTTGGTTTGCATGAAGGAACTGGAAATTTGAAAGGAGAAATGAAACATGACATACGCAAGACTGAAAAAGCTGATTAGCAGAGGCGCATACGACAAAGAGGACATGCTGAATAAAATGGATGTATTCCTGATGGCGAACCGCATCACAGAGGAGCAGTATCAGGAACTGGTAGGCATGATGGGGTGATGCTATGATTACCATACACGAAAAAACGGCACAGGCATTTGACACAATCGGGCTGGGGACATTGGTTCCCGGCTCTTGTATTGTGACGGAGGAATTGAACGGGGCGTATGAACTGGAGCTGAAGCACCCGTATGACGAGGGCGGCAAGTGGAAACGCATTGAACGGGGGCGGATTCTCTACGCCTCCACGCCAAGAGGGATGCAGCCGTTCCGCATTTATTACGTCAAGCCGAGCATGAAGGAGATTGCGGTCAACGCAAGGCATATTTTTTATGATTTACTGGACAACCAGTGCGAACCAATCAGCCACAGCGGTACGGCTACGGCGGCACTGGCGGCATTACAGGAGGCGTTTGCGTACCCCATGCCCTTTTCTTTTGACACGGATATTTCGCTGACAGGCGCGCTCACAACGGGGCGTATGAATCCCGTACAGGCGTTGTTGTCGGACGATGACGAAGCAACCTCGTTTGTCAAGGGCTACGGCGGCGAGCTGCTGCGGGATGGCTTTCGGGTGTCTGTCAAGGCGGCTCTGGGGCAGGACAGGGGCGTTTCCATCCGCTACGGGAAAAACCTTGTCGGGCTTGAGGTCACAGAGGATGAATCCGAAGTGAAAACGCGCATTGTCTGCTACGGAAAGAACGGCTCTGCGACCCTCGACAGCCCCCATCTGGGCGATTATATCTACCCGAAGATTTATACCCTAGAGGATGAAAATAAGACGCTCTCCGAGGTGCAGGAGGAGGCACAGGCGTTGCTTGACGGCGGCTGTGATATTCCAAGCATCAACATTAAAGTGGATTTTGTGGCACTGGAAAAAACGGTGGAGTATCGGGAGTATGCCGTTCTGGAGGAGGTCTTTCTGGGGGATATGGTAACGGTTATCAATACCAAAATGGGCTTTCAGAAGCAGGCGAAGGTTATTTCCTACGAATGGGATTGCCTTCTGGAGCAGTACAACGAGGTGGAGCTGGGGGACTTTATCCCCACGCTTGCGGCATCCGTTACCAGTGGCGTGAAAAGCGGTTCGCTTGCGTCCTCTGCGTATATCAATGCGGCATCGGTTATGACACTGCTCCAACAGCACTTGAATGATTTTGAAAATCCGCACCATGTCACAGCGGCACAGGTGCAGGGATAAGGGGGGGATGGTTTATGGAAAATATTGAAAAAATGGTGCAGGAGGCACTGGACAGCACCAAATCCGCACACAAGCGCATCGACCGCATGGAGAAACGGCAGGACAATCTGGAAGAACTGACAAATGCGTTTTTGGTTCTGCAAAACGAGCAGGAGCATATCAAAACGGATGTCGGGGAAATCAAGGACGATGTGAAGCAGCTGGTTTCCAAGCCGGCAAAGCGTTGGGATGGGCTGATTGATAAGGCGATTGCGGTGGTTGTCGGTGCGGCAATCGGGTTTCTGCTGAATGGCGGCGGTTTATGATGAAAAAACGCAGACGGATTCGTTTTAAAATCAATAACGATACCATGACAACGATTGTGGTTTTGTCCCTATCGTTTTGTGTGTGCGTTGTTGTTGTGGGTATTATTTTGGCGTGTTTCTGCGTTGACATTTCATCCATCGTATCGTCTGCACTGTTGCTGTTCGGTACGGAATTGGGTATCTGTGGGCTGATGAAGCTGTACGATAAGGGCGTGGAGCAGGCAGAGCGCAGAGCAGAGGAACGTAGGAAACGGCGAGCGGAAGGAAGGGAGAAGGAGGAATGAAAAAAGACCGCGAGGGGCGGTCTTAAATAATAGTACCATCGGGAAATTCAAACTCTGCACGCCAAATACATCCAAGGACTTCGGCAATTTGTTCCAATTCTTCTTTGGTGAGTGTGTTTCGCTTTACCTTTTGGTTTAAATTGGATGGGGTTGTACCAATTCTCCTTGCAAGTTCTGCTTGGCTGATGCCTTTATATGACAGTGCCATGCTGATTTTTTGTTCTATTGTCATTTAAGCACCTCCTATCTGTTTATATTATATAGCGATTGCTAAATTAAATCAAGCAAAACAGAAAAAATGTTTAGAAAAACACAAATAAAATGCTTGACAACATTTAGCAAATGCTGTATAATAAAACCATAGAAAGGAGGTAAGCAAGTGAGCAAACAAAAGAAAAGCGGCAAGGTCACAAAGCAATCCGAAAGCAAAATCAACCTCACCGCCGCAATATTAAACCTCATAACAGCGATACTTATCTTGATAGATAAGCTGACTGGTTAGAGGAAAGGGGAGGAAAACCTCCCCTCATAATAAAAATAGCAGAAGGAATGAGAGGTGTCAAGACATGAATACATTGATTTATATTTTGCTGGCGGTGAGTATTGGACTTTCTATATATGTGATTTTGAGAAATATCAAAAAATAAAGCGGGAGGACAAAATAAAAGAGCTAATCAAGCTGGTGGAACAACTTGAAAAGCTCATGATTAGGATAATCTCATTGGTAGGATGGGTTTTAATCCTAATCAAACTCATTACATAGAGGGAGGGGCGAAAGCCCCAACCTTCTATCAGTAATAATACATGAAAAACTCCAACGGTGCAATATGAAAAAAGATATTTTTAAGTTAATGGTACATTTTATCTTTTTGATGGGCTTGGTTTTGGCACTGGTAACTTTGGTAAGCAAGATGATTTAAAGGGAGGTTTTAATATGCTGATAAAATTTGATGAAAAATATTTGACAATATCCTCTGAAATAACAAATTATGCAAAGCGTGAGGAAATGGAAAAAATTCAGCAGCTTTGCGGTGAAATTGTTGAAGTGATTAAGAGCGTTCGAGAAAGAAGGGTTGTGAAAGTATGAATGAATTGCAGATTTTTAACTACAACGGCAATGAGGTTAGAACTATCCAGAAGGGAGGTTAAGAAAATTATGGGTAAATTTGCTGATTTAACAGGAAAAAAATTTGGAAGACTTTGTGTTGTTGGACTTGCAGAACGGGATAAACACAATAGAATTAGATGGATATGCAAATGCGATTGTGGCAATAGAATAATTGTAAGCAGTAGCCACCTTAATTCGGGGCATACTCAATCGTGCGGGTGTCTCCAAAGAGAACGGACTTCGGAAGTTTGCAAAAAGGACTTAATTGGGCAAAGATTTGGAAAGTTGGTTGTAAGGGAACGAACAAGTAAAATGGGGGATTTGTCACAGTATAGATGTGTATGTGATTGTGGTAAAGAGATTATTGTCCGAGGAAGTAATTTGGTAAATCATAGAACAAAAAGTTGCGGTTGCATAAGAAGGGAGGGAACAAGAAATTTAAAATTTTTGCATGGACAGCATGATACCAGATTATACCGCTGTTGGCAAAATATGAAAGACCGCTGTGGAAATGAAAAAAACAAGGAGTATAAAAATTACGGAGGAAGAGGGATAAAGGTTTGTTTGAGATGGCAAGATTCTTTCGTAGACTTTGCAGAATGGGCACTTAATTCTGGCTATGATGAAAGTTTAACTATAGACAGAATTGATGTGGATGGAAACTATTGCCCTGAAAATTGTAGATGGTCAACAATGAAGGAGCAAAGCAGAAACAGAACAGATAATTGCATTGTTGAGATAGAAGGGGAAAGAAAAATCTTACAGGATTGGATTGATGAAACTGGAAGTTATTCTCGTGCCATCAAAAAAAGAGGGAAAGTTATACCGGCACGCAGACCTTGATTACCCCAAAAGGGAGAGAAACATTCAGATTGCTGTTTTTGAAGGCAAGCGCATAAGCAGAAAGAGCGTTCGAGAAATCGAGCGCTTTTTTATATAAAAGAAAGAAGGGAGAAAGAATGATGTTTTTAATGGAAAATTGGTATCTGGTGGTTGCGCTGATGGCGGTTGCAGGAATGGTCGGTGTGTGCATTGGGCGGTTTCTGAAAATGCCAACATCCGAGCAGAGAGAAAGGGTAAAGGAATGGCTGTTGTGGGCGGTCACGCAGGCGGAAGCGGAGCTGGGGAGCGGCACAGGCAAGCTAAAGCTGCGCCAGACCTACGATTTATTCATCCAGCGGTTCCCTGCATTGGCTATGGCGGTATCCTTCGATACCTTCGCCCTGTGGGTGGATGAGGCACTGGAGGAAATGCGAAAAATGTTGAAGGAAAATAAGGCGGTCAAGGAAATTGTGAAGGGGTGATTACATGGCGAAAAAAATGACAGGAAAAGAATTGGTGTCTTTCTGCCGTTCCAAAATCGGCACACCGTATGTTTACGGTATGAAGGGCAATGTTATGACGGAGCAGAACTATAAATTTCTGAAAAACACCTATGGGAAAATGGTCTGGCTGAGTGACAGGGATAAAATCGGGAAGGTCTGCGTGGATTGCAGTGGTCTGATTTCATGGGCGTGCGGCGTGACGCTGGGTTCGGGACAGTGGAAGGCAAGGGCAACCAAAATCAACCCCATTTCCACCATCGAAAAAGCACCCATAGGGGCGTTGGTCTGGATGCAGGGGCATATCGGGGTTTATACCGGCATGAAGAATGGACATCCGTATTATGTGGCGGCGGATGGATCGGCTTACGGCGTGCGAGAAGTCCCCCTGCGGTGCAATAAATTCACGCATTGGCTGTTGGTCGAGGATGTATTTCAATACGAAATGAGGGATGATGAAGTGGTAGAAAAATGCAAAATGATTATCAATGGGAAGGAGTATACGGTGGAACGGATCCTGAAGGATGGAACAAATTATATCAAAATTCGGGATGTGGCGGATGCTATCGGGTATAATGTTACCAGTAAGGGCAGCGTTGCGGTGTTGACGAAGAAATGATAAGTATACTTACAGTAATTCTATAGAATTTTGAAAGTTTAAGCGAAAATAAATAGAGTTTGATTAAATTTAAATAGAATTTGATTAAATTTTTACTGAAAAAGCCCCTCGAAAGAGGGGCAAAATTTTACTGATTACCTTTATCCCGTTGCATCCGTTCATCAATGGCTTTTTTAATATAGCCGTTGATAGTTTCGCCTGATGTTGCGGCAGCGGTTTTGATTTCCTCATATTTTTCCACTTGGACATCAAGAGGGATACGTTTTAATTTCTTTTTAGCATATTCAAGATTGTATTTTTTCTTGCTTTCGGAGTATTCCATAAAAACCTCCCTTCTCCACCCTACGATATGATTATATCATATAAATGCTACAACGTACATAGTATATTTTAACAAAAACAACGTACGAAGTTTGTGCGAAATGTCAATATACAACGTACGCAGTATTTGATATACTATCATTGTAAGGCAGAGGAAACAACCTCTTAGGAAAGGAAGTGAGGAAATGGAAATGACAGCAAGCCAAATAGTCAGATTGATTGAATGGTTAAAAGCCAACGGGTTTAATGACAAGCAGATTGTTGAATGCATCGAATACATCAACAAATAAAAAATGAGTAGCTCCTACCGCAAATAGATAGCTACTCATCCCCTGTAAGGCAGAGGGTAGCCAGTGAGCCTTACCACTGGTTACCTTGATTATAACAACAGTAAGGCTGAAAATCAAGGAGGGACTAAAATGGAATTAACGATTGCAGAAAAGAAACTTTGCATAAAAGAATATGCAGGGCAGAGAGTGGTAACATTTGCCGATATTGATACTGTTCATCAAAGGGCGGTCGGAACTGCATCCAGAAACTTTAGAGAAAACAGAAAAAGATTTATAGAGGGAACAGATTATTTTGTTTTGATAGGGGATGCGCTAAGGGATTATAAACAAGCGACGAATTTCGTCGGTCGTAAAATTAACGAGTTGCATTTGATAACAGAAACGGGCTACCTTATGCTGGTCAAATCCTTTACGGATGATTTGGCTTGGTCGGTACAAAGAGAATTGGTCAACCATTATTTCCGTACCAGAGTGGCGCAAAAGGAAAAGCCGGAAAGGCGACAGGTGGTAGATATTCCCAGGAATCCGGAGTATCAAAAAATATTTGCCAAAGTACGAAAAAATATGGATGCATTGGATGCCCTTATGAAAGGATTGAATCGTTATATTTCGCAAGAAGATGCAGAGGCGTATGTAAAAGTTATTGATAGTGTCGGTATTACAATTCTTAAGCTGACGGATTCTATTGGAAGAATGAAATATGGCTTGATGACAGAACCATATTAAAAATAATAGAAAGGGCGGATTACTCCGCCCCTTCTTTTTATTCAGCAAACAATTCCTTCCCAAGACCGGCGGTGTATTTGGCACCTGCGGCAAAGCCTTTTTCTTCCGTCTCGGCAATCAAATCATTCAGCAATTCTTCCGCAGTGAAATAATCTTCCGCATTGAGCTTGCTTTTCAAAAATTCCTGCAATTCTTTCATCCTGTTCCCTCCTGTGTGGTACTCCTGCATTTCCAGTTCTCTTTCGTGGCAGTAGCTGCGATATAAGCCTTCGATTTTCTTCATGTTTTTTACCTCCTGTGATACTCTTTGTGTAGTTGACCTAGGATTATACCGATACCGCGTGGGTGGCATTGCCACCGATTTGCCACCGCTGGACAAGTTTTGCATAAATGCGATAAATTTTACATAGTCATAAATGATACCTAGAAAGCCATTAAAATCAACGTTTTTCGGATGTTTCTGATGATTTTTGGGGTTAGATAGTGACGCTTAACGGCTGTCTCCAGAATAAGGCTTTGTTAAAATATGCGAATGTTTTCTTTATTGTGTTATCAGCGTTTCTGCGGTGTTGGGTTGATGTTTTTGGAGATTTGCCACCCATTTGCCACCGTAAATTTCATTTGGGTGGCAAGCCATTTACAACGCTTTCAAATAAATCCGCTGCGGTCTGTGCCATTTCGTCTGTGTGGTGAACGTAGGTATTCATTGTGGTTACAATGTTTTTGTGCCCGAGCCGCTGTTGAACTGCCTTCACGTTGGCACCTGCCTCAATCAGCTTTGTGGCATGGGTATGGCGCAGGCTGTGATAATCAAAATTGATTCCAAGCTCCTGCCGGATGACTCTCTGGCAATAGGCAAAGCTGTTTTTGGTTGTCAGCTCTCCGTTTTCATCAATGCAGATAAAATTGATTCGCCGCGCGCCTGTGGAAAGAATTTTTTGTGCGCCGACAATTCGCTGTCGAGGCGCTCCTTTTTCGTCCGTAAAATCGACAAGCTGATATACTGTGTAGAATTCGCCATATTTCAGTTCGTTTTTAAGCTGTCGGTTTTTCTCTGCCTTGAGGATTCGGTAAAGGGATTCCCCGAATTTTATTTTCCGCTTGGAGTTGTACTTTGGTTCTTTGAGGGAGAACCCCAGATTGCCGTTGATGTTCCTGCGGATAAGCTGACGCTCTACAGACAACGTGCAGTTTTCAAAATCAACATCGTCCCATGTGAGGGCAAAGCACTCATTGATACGCAGCCCGCAGTTCCAGCCAATCATAAGCGGAATATAGTAGCGAGAACCAACGGGAAAGCGTTTCCGGATGCGGTCAAATTCTGCATCCGTCAGCACGATGCGCTCTCTGACCGGCTTTGCGACAGTACCTATCTTTACAAACCGACAGGGATTCTCTCGGACGTACTGCAAAGGTTGAACAGCATAATCTATCGCAGTAGAGAGGACAACAAAGATAGAGCGTATGGTCGCTTTGGAATAGCCCTGCGCCTTTAGCTGGTTTATGTATTCCTGAATGGCTGCCGCCTGTAGGCTTTTTAAATAATACGCACCGAACTGCGGTTTCAGGTGCCTGTGGATCAGCGTTGCGTAGGTCTGCTGCGTATTTTCTGTGAGATTCATTTTGCAATACTGCTCGTACCAGAAATCCAGATAATCACTGACGCTGATGGTGGATGGCTGAAAGACCTGTCCGGAGTTTTCATATTCCGCGATAGCCTTCGCCAGAGCCGTTTCCGCTTCCTTTTTAGTGCGGAATCCGCCTTTTTCGATTTTCTTTCTTTTGCCGCCGACCTGAGCGGTATCAAAATAATATGACCATGTTTTACCACGTTTTCGTGTTCCGCCTTTCATAAGCATTCCTCCTTAATTGAAAAATAGGTATAGAAAATAAGGCGGTATCGTGGTATAATCCTATTGCGAGTAGGTGGTTATACAAATACCGCCGTATGAGAATCCTCTTTCCTGTTGGCGCAGGAGAGGGGATTTTTTTGCTTTAAAATTGAAACTACCTGAGACTGTTTATGTATTGTGTTTTAGGTCGGATTGTCCTAAAATATTATTAGGAATTTAGAATAGCATCAATGATAGACTTCTTATTCCATCCAACCATAACATCGGAATTGTTGGTTACAATGTTAGGTATACGTTCTTGGCTCCAAGGTTTAACGCCGATAATGTATTTATTTTTATCAACGGCAGTATTGATTTCAAATTCAATCCAGTCGCTGTGTGCTGCATACATTCCAGCCAGAACGATTACTTTTGAAGCCGGAGAAATTTGTTCTTTTAATTCTTTTTTTAAGGTCGTTTTTCCGGCAGATGTATTTGGGTCAATTAAAGGATTGTGCTCGGGTACAGAATAATTTTTCCAAGTGAACTGACCCTCTGCCTGAGCTTCGTTAAGCCAAGTGACAACTTTATTATAGTGTTCGGAATACTTCCATGCATGGCTAATAAAAATATTGTATGTCATAAAAAAGCTCCTTTCTAAAATGGTGGTGAAACTATGAATAATCAAGAAAAAAACAATAACAACAAAAACAAATCTCAGGTAGCAAGGTTTAGAAAAAAACCTGTTATTATCGAAGCATATCAAACAAAGGTTGAAATGGTGATTTCGACACTGGAGGGGGATATGATAGCTAGTCCTGGTGATTGGATTATCACTGGTGTGAACGGAGAGCAATATCCTTGTAAACCAGATATTTTTGAAAAGACCTATGAACCTATGAATGATTAAGTTTCGGTCGCTTCCTGTTTTGCGTTTGTGTTTAATGCTTTCCAGGTATTATTTTCTGATGAAATAATAGCTTCTATATTTCTAACGAAAACATTTTCAACAGTTTCTTCCTGATTGTTATATGGAGCAGACTGAGTCAAAAATAGATTTTTATGATATTTTAATAGCTCAGCGGTTGTTCTATATTGAATCCAGTTTTCGTGATATTTATATAGGCGGCAAACAGCCTCAAGAATTGCGATTAGCGCACCCAGAATTGCAACAAGTATTGAAATTGCATTGCCAGACTGAGCGTATGGTACGATAATTGGAATAGCAGCAGAAGCAATTATTTCTATAATTTGTATGCGCTTGTAATGTTTTTGTGCTGTTTGTGATTTTTTATCATACCAAGTTATTTGGTCATCCACTCGATCGCGGATATAATCTTTTATTTCTAACATAAAAACTCTCCTCATATAAAGCTCTTTATTTCTGTAGTATTATTTGGGGAGATTTTATTCTGTATCAGAATTTGTTCCGAGAATTTCGTTAATTTTATCTTCTGGCACTCCTGCATCAGAAAGATATACCATTCTTGCCGAAACGACGGACAAGGTGTAGTTTTGCTGTGCTTCAACTCTTTTTTTGTAATCAGACAAATCATCTAATTTGTTTTTATCAAGGTAAGAGTGCATATCACTTGCAATCATCATGCCGTTTAGGATATAATTTTTTGCTGCCTCTACATATTCATCATTTGTACCATCTTTCTTCGGGAGTTGGGACGAAAGATTGTACTGAGAACGCTCTGTTTGACCGGAGAGGTCATATACATCGAGAGTGGTTGTAGTTCCCGATTCTGTATTAGAAACAGCAATCAGCAATGTATTTGTCAAGTTTTCGGATGTTTCAACTAAATCAAAGATAGTGCTATCTTCTTCAATAGCTTTTTGGATATCGTCTTCGCTGGGTGTTTTTGTATCTGTTTTAGAAGTCTTGGTTGGTTCGGTATCAGGTTCTTTTGTGTCATCACTGCCGCCAAAAGGCAATGCGAGAATCACAATAACCACTACCAGAGCAATGATTGCAATGAGACAACCGTTTGGTTGTTTTTTACCGCAGTTCGGGCATACCTTTTCATCAATAGGCATTTCCGTTTTGCAGTGCTTACAAGTTTTTGTTGTTGGCTTTTCTTTCTTCATGATTTACCCTCCTTAATTTGACAATATTCACGAATTGTGATATTTTCTGTTTGGAGGGTTGTTAGGCAACGACTTTCTTTTCCCCTTGTGATATGGCAGTATCACAGGGGGAGTTTTTTATTTAGAATTCCTTCCTAAGCTGCATCAGCCTACCTCGGATATGTATATTTTCCATATCCTTGCCAACAAAGATTTTCGGTTCGCAGGCGGGGTTTTCGGGTTGGAGAATCAGCGCATTTTCCTGTTTTTTCACTCTTTTCAGGGTAGCCTCGTCACCATTGACAGCAACAACGGCAATATCTCCATTATCCACATCAGCCTGTTGGCGGATCAGGAGCAAATCGCCATGATGGATGCCTGCGTTTATCATGCTGTCCCCCTTAGCCCTGAGCCAGAAGTAGGTTTCGCCTGTCTGGAGGTCAGATTCGGGGGTGGGGATGTAGCCTTCGATGTTGTCCTCGGCGAATAGCGGCGTGCCACAGTTCACAGAGCCGACCAGAGGGACGTTTACCATTGGTTCGGGAACGTAGGGGATGGCACCTTCGGGGAGGGACTTATCTCGCTTTTCGACTAAATCTGATTTTTCAATGCCAAAATAATTTGCTATCATTTCGATTTTATCAATGCGAGGGTATTTTTTCCCATTTACCCAATCAGTAAAGGTGGAGTATTTGAATCCAAGAGCCTCACACATATCATTTCTTGACTTATTATTTAAATCCATATAGTATTTTATATTTTCAGCCATAATGGCTTTGTTTCCGAGGTCGCTCATAGGCTCACTCCCTTTCTAATGACAATATACGCTAAAAACAAAAAAAATCAAGATAAAAATAAAAAAATTACGCTTTTAGCATTGACAAAACGCATAAAGCGTATTATTATCGTAGTATGAAAGGGGTGAGAATTTTGAAAATTACATTGAAAGCAGCCCGAGTAAGCAAGGGCTTGACACAGAAAGATGCGGCGAAATTGATTGGAATTACGGTAGAAACCTTGGCAAACTACGAAAAAGGAAAGACTTATCCGGATATTCCGATTCTGAAAAAGATTGAGGATACATACGATGTGAAATATAATCAGCTTATTTTTT